GTAGTAAATTGGTTTATATTAATATTCATATTTGTATTTGATCCATTAGCAATAGTATTATTAATTGCTGCAAATAAAGCGTTTGATATAAAGTCATTAACAACTAAGAAAAATATATATGGAGAAACTGTTAATAAAGACACATTTAGACCACCACATCCATCAGATGCAGCAGAAATAGATGACGAAAAAGATTTAATGTTTAAGGATGCTATAGCATCTCCTTTATCTGATACTGAAGATTTTCTTGAACAGGATACTGAAGCAAGAATGAATATAATTGGTCAAAATGGAAATGATGGATTACATTATGATGAAAATGATGAAGATGATATTCCCCCATTAAGACAAGGTCCTACGGGTCAAGTAATAACATAAAATAAAAATCAATGAAAAAAATAATTCAAAAAAGTAAAACAACAAAGAAATTACAATGTAGATGCGAAAATTGTACTAATATAGTAGAAGTTGCTTCAACATCATTATCTGTTATATGCTCATTGTGCACATTTAAAATGGCAGAAGGTATATTGGAATATTCCAAATAATTTATTATAATATAAATAAAAATATGTTAGAAGCAGAAAAAATCAAATCCAACTGGGACGAGTATAGAAATAGAGTTAATACTTTATTTCCAGAAAGAGCAGACAAATTAAATAAATTATATGATGAATATGAAGACAGAATTGTAATGATGCCTGCTTCGTCAGTAGCACATTATCATAATGCATTTGCAGGCGGATATATAGATCACGTTCTTAGAGTAATGGATTGTGTAGAAAAACTATATAACTCATGGGAAAGTATGGGATCGGATATGTCTGGTTATGAATATAATGAAATGATGTTTGCTGCTATGCATCATGATTTAGGGAAATGTGGATTTCCAGGAAGCGGAAGAGAAGTATACCAAGTTGAAACATCAGATTGGCATAGAAAAAATATGGGAAGGATGTATAAACATAATGAAAATATTCCTTTTAGTATGGTACCAGATCTTTCAATATATTTACTTCAAAAATATCAAATTCAAATGTCGTGGAATGAATTTCAAGCTATTAGAATACATGATGGAATATATGATGATGCTAATAAACCATATTTTATTGCAAGATCAGCACAAGCTAAATTAAAAACTAATTTGCCATTATTATTACATCACGCAGATCATATGGCTTCTCAAATAGAATATGAAAGATGGAGAAGTTTTAAAAATAATTCTCCAAAGCCTGTTTCACCAAAAGCAAAAGCTACTAAAAAAAGTGCTTTAAAGAACTTAGCAGAACAGAATCCTGAAATTGATAAATCTATTGTAGATATTTTTAGTGATTTTAAAGAAGATAAAAATTAATTATGAATTCATTGTTAATATTGTGTATTGTATTATTGTCAGGTACTGTAGCATATTTTATATATAGAGCATATGTTTTAGCTGGTGTATTTTCTGATTTAGAAGAGTATACAAAAGAATTAGAAGATATGACTCAATATATGTATACACAAATAAATGAATCATTTAAGTCAATGAAAGAAATAGATCGATTAGGAGCTTTTGAAAAAGACGATGAAGCTGGTACAACGTTTGCAATGTTAAAAGACGTTATTGATAATTTAGAAGAAGAATTTAATGGGAAGAAAAAAGAAAAAGTCAAATAGATATTGGACTAAAATTACAGAAGGATCTATATCAGCATATAATAGATCAGCTGAACATCGGGTATTAAAAGAAAAAATATATAGACGATTTATATTTCCTGCTTTTATGAAATTATCAGAAAATCTTATTAATAAGATGAAGTGTGAATATATTGATTCATCTTTCAAAGACTTACAAACTGATTTAGTTACATATTTAACTATTAGATTAGATAAGTTTAATCCAGATGCAGGAAGAGCATATTCATATTATACCCGGACATCATTTAATTACTTAATTGCTGAAAATCAAAAAGGATATGCAAAACTAAAAAAAGAATCAGAACCAATAAATATTGATGAACAACGAAATGTTATGACTGAAATGGATAACACCGAAATGGCAGAAACATTAAAATATTTTATGGATGCATATGTTGAGTATTGTTATAATAATATAAATTTTATATTTACAAGTCAGACTGATATACATGTTGCTGATTCTATATTACATATCTTTGAAGAACGTGAAAATATTGAGCAATTTAATAAAAAAGCTTTATATGTATTTATACGAGAGCGTACCGGATTAGAAACAAATAATATTACAAAGGTAATAAAAGTTTTAAAACAAATATATTCAACAAAGTTTTTAGAATATGAACAAACTGAGTTCGTGAATTTACCCTTCTAATATTTATATTAAAAGGAGTCCATATTATGGATGTTAATGATCATTTATTTAAAGATAAAAGTTTTTCTGATTTAATGTCAGATGTATATCACAATTCTAAAAAGAAAGATAGACAAATTAATCAACTAATATCTCAATTACAACCATTAATTCGTACAGCATCTGATGCTACTATTATAGTACCATTAATTAAAGAATATCTAGATGTTGCTGTTAAAAATGATGATCATTTAGTAAAGTTGACCGCAATTGTACAGCGATATATATCAACACAACAAACTATAACTGGAGAAAATTCTTTATTAAGTGAAGATGAAAAGACTCAATTATTAAAAATTGCTGAAGATGAGTTTGAAGAAGAATTAACAGATGAAATTGATAAAATTCAAAATGAAGATAAAGAATTACAAGAAAAAATTAACAATGTAAAAGAGTCATTGGAGAAAAACAATGATAGTTAATTTTTTATTAGCAGAAGTAATAGAAAATACAGTAACTGACACTTATAAGTATGATTCGGATGAAGTTAATAATGTATCTACTATATTAGTTCGAACATATGACGAAGATAAAGTTCAAGAATTAATTTGTAAGCCGGCAAATGCTAGAAATAATGAAATACCTTTAGTAGGAGAACATGTATTAATATTTCAAGGAACAAATGAATTCAGCACTGCAGATAAATTTCGAAGACAATGGTATTATTTTCCAGCATATAATGTACAATCGGATATAAATAATAATGCATTACCTGGTATTGCAGAAATTCAAACTTCAAATGTTAATGCAACTGGCACTCAAAATGATTTAGGAAAATCCTTTAAAGAAAAGTCAATATCTAAACTACAATATTTTGAAGGGGATTCGATTCTAGAAGGACGATTTGGTAATAGCATTAGATTAGGAAGTACTGTTAATAACGGACATTATACATTAAAACCTACCTGGTCTAGTACTATAGACGGAGATCCTATAATAATAATATCTAATAAACATTTAGATAAAGATAATAAAGAATTTACTATAGAATCATTTAAAAATGACTCATCTGCATTTTATTTAACATCTATGCAACAGTTAACTGATTTAAAATTACATCAATCACCTACTAAATCTGAAAATGTTTCTAAATTTAAAGGCTCACAATTAGTTGGAGATGCAAATAGAATAATTTTACGAGCTAAAACCGATTCTATTATCCTAGATAGTCCTAATAGAATAACATTAGGAGCTCCTGAAATACGTATTGGTAAAGAAAATGCTGAACATCCGTTGGTAAAAGGAGATATTTTACGAATGATACTAAATGATTTAGTTGCAGTACTTAATGCAGGGGTTATAGGCCCCGCAGGAATGGTTTCGGTTCCATTACAACAAGGTAAATTAATAAGCTTATTAAACAAAATTGGCAAGTTAAATAGTGTAAATCACTATTTTGATAAATAAGAAAGAAGAAAGTTATGGCAATTTCCGCCCCATTAGACAGAATACCAGCATTACCATCAATAGCCGTTGGTTTATTAATAGATCAAATAAATAAAGCAATAGGAAAAATACAAAAAGCTATAGAAGATACAATTTCTGCAGGAGCAAAACTTCCAGATAGTTGTGATTGTGATGATCCTAGGATACAGGATTTATTAGAGCGAATTAAACAGATACAAAAAATGGTTGCAGCAATATTAAAAATACTACCAATAATTGATAAAATTGTTAAATTATTAAAAACATTATTACGAATAGCAAATGCTATTAAAGTTTCTATATTTTTTACCCCTATAGTAGGACAAGCTGCTTTATTATCCGAATTAGTTGCAGTTCAAAATATGCTTCTAGCAAATGCAGGAACAGCTGTTAAACAATTATCAACTATTCCAACATCAGTAAATACATCATTACAGTCGACTTTAGCTAATTTAGCAAATGTTGCAATAAATTTAAGCTCTAGATGTGGAGATCAAGTAAATGGAGATAGCGACGGTAGTGGAGATTTAGTTACTAATCAAGATTTGCAAAACGCTATTAATGCCCATGACTTTTCTGATAGTGTTCCTGAAACTCCCCCAGCTGGAAAATGGGAGCTTATTGATGATGGCGGCGATGGAGATCCTATAGATCCTAAACCTGGAGTGCCTCCTTCTCCTAGAAGTCCATATACTGATGCAAATGGAAATAGATGGGCTTGGAACGGGGAAATTGATCCTAGTAGTGGGGTTGGTTGGGGTACACAAAAAAGTAGAACAGATGATGCTGAGTTTGGAAGTGAATTCTATACAGAAATAAATGTTGGTATGGATGATATGCTAAGTAGACTTGATTCAATTCAAGAAATAGTTGATTCGCAGCAAGATCTATTAACATCATTACAAGAAGCTCCCGCTCAATCATATAGTGGAAAAGGCGGTCCGAAAGCCGATTTAGGTAAGTCTGGAGATTATTATCTCGATACAACGACAAGCGTAATATATGGACCTAAAAATAATAATGGCTGGCCAACACCTGTAAAGTATTAAAGTTAATATTTATAAAAAAGAAGAATCATTATGGAACAAAAAAAATTTATACAAGTTTTAAGAAAAATAGTAAAAGAAGAAGTTAGATCTGTTATTAAAGAAGAGTTAACTGAAATTTTGCATGAAGGGTTACAATCAACCGTAAATGAATTAACAAATAAACAACCAATAACAAAAAAACCAAACAAAGTTAAAAAACATGGTATGTTTAAAGAAAATAAATTTGCAAATATTTTAAATGAAACTGAAGTAACTAGAGAACAATCATCTCCTTCAGATTATGCTAATTTAATGAATGAAGATATTGTCATGAATTCAAGCAATGCTAGAAATTTTGGAATGCAAAGAACATTGCAAAGTGGAAATACTCCGAGTATTCAAGATGTTGAAACTGGCCAAAATATAGTTGTAGAAGATAAAGCAGTAGCAAAAGCTATGACACGTGATTATAGTGCTTTAATGAAAGCAATAGATAAAAAGAAAAATAGATAATGGCATATAAAATTGTTGAAGTAGACACTAACGCAGAAAATACAAATGTTGCAATAGGAGTAAAGTTTCCGTTTAACGCCCCCGGGGTGTTTGCAAAATCATTTACTACTTTTGAGCAAGCTTCAACAAATATTAAAAGCTTATTATTAACAAGAAAAGGCGAACGATATGAACAACCTAACTTTGGAACTGAATTATTAAATTTAGTATTTGAACCAAATATTTCAGAGTTAAAAGATTTTGTATCTACTACTATTAATGATGCAGTTAATTTTTGGCTACCATATATTACAATTACAGAATTAAATATTGTTACCGGCGATGACGATCCAAATCTAGTACATAATCTTAAGATATCTATTAGTTTTACAGTAACTGGATCAAATTCTGAAGAAACAATTACAATATTTGCAGGCCAAGACGGAATACTTAGAATAGAATAGGATAAATTATGGAAGTATCAAAAGACGTATCATATTTAGGAAAAGACTTTGGTCAATTTCGTAAAAATTTAATAGATTTTACAAAACAATATTTTCCTAATGATTATACTGACTTTAATGAGTCATCACCTGGCATGATGTTTATGGAAATGTCAGCATATGTTGGAGATGTTTTAAGTTATTATGCAGATAATAATCTTAAAGAATCATTATTAGAACAAGCATCAGAAAGAAAAAATATATATGACTTAGCTAGGTCATTGGGATATAAAAGTAAAAATGCAATTCCAGCTTATACTGATATTGATATATTCCAATTAGTACCAGCAACAGGAAGTGGTAATCTTAATGCACCAGATTTTAATTATTGTTTATCAATTAAACCAGGCATGCAAGTAAAACAAAAAGACGGACCTGCAGAATTTAGAACATTAGATTCAGTAGATTTTTCTTTTAGTTCATCATTTAACCCAACCGAAGTAAGTGTATATGAAAGTGATGACACAACAAAACAACCAGTATATTATTTATTAAAGAAAAAAGCTCAAGTTGTATCTGGAGAAGTAAAAACTGCAACGTTTACATTTACTACTCCTAAGCAATATGATAAAATAGTATTAGATGATACAAATATTATAGATATTCTATCATGCGAAGAATCAGACGGAGATAATTGGTATCAAGTTGATTATTTAGCACAAGATACTATTTTTAATGAAGTTCCAAATTTATTAGAGAATGATCCAGATTTTGTTCAATATAGAAGTTCAAGTCCTAGTTTATTAAAACTTCGCAAAACGTCAAAACGATTTATTACAAGATTACGAAGTGATAAAAAAATAGAACTTCAATTTGGAGCAGGAATATCAGATAATAATGATGAAGAAATTATACCAAATCCAGATAATGTTGGAAATGGTCTTGCTGGATTTCGTAAACCAATTGATGTCGACATAGATCCTTCTAATTTTTTATATACTAGAGCTTATGGAGCAGCTCCTGCTAATACAACGTTAACTGTTACATATACAGTTGGAGGAGGAGTAAAAGATAACGTACAGGCTTCAGTTTTAACTAATGTTGAAAAAGTAGAATTTGATGATGATCCAAATGCTACAACTAGTACGGCTATGACAAACTTTGTTAAATCTAGTATAAGTACTACAAATGAAAACCCTGCTCGGGGAGGTAAATCTGCAGATACATTGCAAGACATAAAAAATAATGCATTATCTAATTTTGCAACTCAGAATCGATTAGTTACTAAAGATGATTATATTATTAGATGTTATTCAATGCCAGCAAAGTTTGGAAGTGTTTCAAAAGCATATATAGTTCCAGATGATCAATTATCACAAAATCAAATGGAAGAAACAAGAATTCCAAATCCATTGGCTATGAATTTATATACTTTAGGAGTTGATAATAATAATAATTTAACAACTCTTAACGATGCAATTAAAACTAATTTAAAAAATTATTTAGATTATTATAGAATATTAACAGATGCTGTTAATATATTAGATGCATTTATTGTTAATATTGGTATAGACTTTGAAATAACGGTTAATACAAATTATAATAGTAATGAAGTCTTATTACAATGTATTAATTTATTAAAACAATTCTTTTCAATTGATAAATGGCAAATTAATCAGCCAATTATTATGTCAGAAGTAATGAATGTGCTAGGAAATACGGCTGGAGTACAATCTGTTGTTGATTTAGACTTTAAAAATTTATATGATACAGCTAATAAGTATTCTGGAAATGTATATGATTTAGAAAGCGCTACAAAACAAGGAATTATTTATCCACCTTTAGACCCTGGTATATTTGAAATTAAATTCTTAAATAAAGATATTAAAGGAAGGGTAGTAAATTTTTAATTTAATATTTATTTAAAAAGACTATAATTATGTTTAAAATAATATATCCATC